CCTCGCCCTCTTGCTCGATCAATCCCTCTGTAAGGGCGTATTTGCTGTTCCAAATCTTCATTGCGTCTCCAATTTGATGCCGAAACTGGCGTTCGGACTACTCGATGATGAAACCGCTAGTCGCTGCGTATGACTGTATGCGCGTCACGTAGTCGGCAAACTCGTGGACGCTCAGGGTCGTTGTGCTGATAGGCGTTTGTCCGCCGCCGGGCATGTCTTCCATGCCGATGTACTGGCCGGCAAAGTAGGCATGCCATGCCTCGCTGCTGTACTGCCTGCCATCGATCCATGCTTGCTCGCTGATCTCGCGCAGCAGCGCCCAATAGAGGCGATTCTGCTGCGTGTTGCGCTTGGCTTTATGCTCCGTGACGTGGACGGCCAGCGGCCGGCCGTCCCGCGCCATCGCGCGCGCGTTGGCCTTCAAGAACGCCGACAAAGCGCGGACGTGCGTCTCGTCACGGAGCACGAAGACTCGGTTTACCACGGGATGTCGTCGTCCATTGCGGCCATTCCGCTATCAGCGGGCGCGGACGCTGCGGCGGCTTGGTTGACGCTAGGCTTCTTCTGCCACTCAGCGCAGGCCTGGATCGTCTCCTTTAGCTTGTCACTGAATGCCTCGAACAGCGTCATGTCCGGCTCCGTCACGTCGAACAATTGCAGCGCGGACACAGCAGCCGGCACGCTGTTGCGCATTGCTTTCGGCACCGGGCTGATGCTGGCGACGTTGCTGTAAGTCTTGCCGTCGCGGGCGTCGTGCTTGACGTTGATCAGCGCGGGGACGCCGAGCAGCTTGGACACGTCGAAGCCGGCTAGCTCCTCCGGCGTGAATGCGCGACCGCGCCAGGACTCGAGGTCAGCTCGCAGGATGGACTTTTCGCTGAGACTCAGCGTGTATCGTTTGCTGATAATCAACGGTTTCCCGTCGTCGGTCGTAAGCGGCGTGCCGTCTTCATCTTCGCCGTGCAGCTCCCAGGTCAAAGCCACTTTTCGGGCCGGCGGCTTGGGCTTGCCCTGAAACTCACGCGGCTGCGTGCCCAGGTCGATAACCCGCACACACCGGCCGGTGTGTACGCCCTGCGGCACGGGCCGAAAATCTCCGCCGCCGGTGTCAGATGCAATCAACGCCATGTTTTTTCTCCATCCCACTGTCACGGGCCGTGGGGCGCCTCTCCGGAATGCCAGCCGCCCACCGCAGGGCGGCAATCTCGTCGTGCGTCAGTTTGCGGGTGGACGCGGCGCGCAGCGCCTCGTCGCATATCTGCTCAATGTCGGTTGTGTAGTCAGTCATGGCCGGCTTCGAGGAAGGCGCGCACGTGGAGCCCGTTGATGTGCGCACGCCAGATGGCGTGCAGGTAGGCGGGATGCTTGGGCCCGGCGTTCAGCGCGACGAGGCGCCAGAATAGGTACGCGAGTAGCGCTGTGACCGCATGCAGCAGGATCATTGCCTTATCTCCAGGCATGCGAACAACAGCGCCGCCCACGTGGTCACGCCGATCACAGCCAGTGTCAAATCGGTCCATTCGGCCGGCCTGTTCAGTTGACGTAGCCAGTTCACGCGGCTTTTCATGGCGTTGTCAGTCATGGCACCTTCACAGCGGTGGCGGCCTCAGCGGCTTCGAGCAGCGCGCCGGCCATCGCAATGGCCTCATCGCGAGTCAGCACACCCGACAAACTGGCGCCGGAGCGCATCAGGTTCAAAAAAACGGCATCGTTTTGGCGGGCCGCCAGCGTCGACAACGGCGCGACGTAAACGCGTAGTTCGGTTCCGTCGACAGACCGCGTGCCGTCGGCGTGGCGCTTAATCAGCGGGTTCAACATCACAGCCTCCTTAGTCGTTGCTGGATAGCGAGTTGCAGTGCGCCCAGGCGAGCGCACTCGACCGCCTCGTCTGGCCGCGCAGCGCCTCGATCAAGCGCGCGGCACAGTCGCGCTTCCGCGTCCCGCTGGGCGGCGATAACTGCGGCACGTTCGGCCAGCAGCTCGGCAGCCGTCAGGTCGTCGTGCTGAATCTGATAGATCGATCGCATGTGCTACCTCGAGTCGTTCGATGAAGTGCATTAAACAGCATGTTTCGTCGCGTGTCAACAGTCCGTGTATTACACGCTGTGTTGACAGACGACATAAACGTGGTGTTTAATCAAGCATGTTCATCCGCGCATTGGCACCCATGAATCGCACCCCTTCTGAAGCGCTCGACGAAGCGATCAAGCAGACCGGCGGGACTAAACAGCTAGCTGACCGGCTCGCTGTGACCGTTCAGGTGGTGTCTAACTGGCGCGCCCGCGGGGTGCCAGCCGAGCGCTGTCCGGACATTGAGCGCGTAACGGGCGTGCGCTGCGAGCGTCTGCGCCCGGACGTTAACTGGGACGTGCTGCGCGTCGCCGGCCGGCCGTAGCGGGTCGGCTTGAACGAGGGGTTAGGCCTCACCCAGCCGGAGCGCGCAAAAAATGACTCTCACAGAAATTGTGCTGCTGCTGATTGGCTGCGCTGCCGTGCTGGCAGTGCTGGGGCCGAAGCGCAAGCGCACGAACACAAACCCGCCGCCGACCTACCCGAGGCCGCCGGCTCCACCTGCACCACCCCCGGTGCGCAACTACCGAAGGACCGAAATGGACACGCTGACGATCACGAAGCCGCAACTCGAAGCAGCGCTGCTGCGTTGGGAACAGGACGCACGCGAGGGCAAGACCCGCACCCACGACGAGGCAGACACGCTGCCCGTGGAGCAAGTGGTCGCTGAGAGCGCTGAGCACCTGTGGGCCGAACTGGGCGCCACGGTGTGAGCGTGAGACCTAACGAACTGTTCGACCGCCACGGTCTGCCCACCCGCGAGGCGTTAGGTGTCCGGCTGAAACGTGCCGGCCAGCAGCGCGCGCTCGAGTCAAGCGGCCCGGATTGGGGCGACCAGATCAGCGCGGCCTTCCGCCGGTGGGCGGCCAATCGCGTTGGCGCAGACATCTGCATCGAGGATTTTCGCGAGCAGGTTCCCGCCAGCCTGTACCCGGCTACGCACAAGGGCTGGGGCGCATTGCCGCGCGTCCTAGTGGCCGCGCGCTTGATCGCGCCCCGAGTGGATAGCGAGGGCAATGCGATCTATAGGCCGGCGCGCAGCCAGCGTACCCATGCCCATCCTGTCAGGATCTGGAGAGTGCTTTGAGCCGCATCCGCCGCTGGCACGACCGCGTTGCGGCAATGGGCTGCATCTGCTGCCGCCTGATGGGCCGCGGCGCCGACGTGCCGGCCACGATTCACCACATCCGCGAAGGCGAGGCGGCCGGCGCCGGGCAGCGCGCCGATGATGCGCTGGTGGTCCCGCTGTGCCCTGACTGCCATCAAGGCAAGCAAGGCGTGCATGGCGACAAGACCTATTTGCGCATCATCAAATGCAGCGAGCTGGATCTGCTGGCGATGGTGATCCGCGAAGCGATGCGTTAGTGACAGTGAACCTTGACAAAGTAGTTGCGTGGCTGATGACGTTATCGGCCGTTGGGCAGTTTGTTGTGTGGATCCGCGGCGGTTCCGGCTCCACCGCGTTCTTTGCCGCGTCTGCCGCGTGGTTTGCGTGGATGGTTGTCGCGCGACTGGCAGAGAAGAAGGACTAACGATGCGTTAATTGGCCTTGCAGCGCGTGGACGTTTGCGGCACAATGAGGATGCGGGGAAATGCGACCGGCCGTCGCCGCTTTGTCCATCCAAGGCTCACCCGCTCAATTCAATTTGCCGATGGAGGCGCGTCAGTGTCTTTTGCATACCTTCCGCTGTTTACCGGAGACTACCTCCGGGACACGCAGCACCTCTCGATGTCCGAGCATGGTGCCTTCCTCAAGCTCCTGATGTTTTGCTGGGACCAAAAAGGCCCGGCGCCGCTCGACGAGCGCAAGCTGTGCGGGATTGTCAACGCCAGGTCAGGCGACGAGGTGGAGGCCCTTCGCCGGGTGCTTTCCGAGTTCTTCGTCCGAATGGAAGACGGCTATTACAACAATCGCATGCAGCGCGAAGTTGAGCGCAGCGAGGTTTTGAGCCGCTCGCGATCCGATGCGGGCCGGAAGGGATACGAAGCAAAAGCCAAGCAATTGCCAAGCAAAAGCCAAGCAATTGCCAAGCAAGAGCATCTAACCCCATCCCCATCCCTATCCTCAACCCAAGGCCAGACCAAAAAGACAAAGAGCACGCTCGGCGTTGCCGAGCTTGTGTCGATGGGGGTGGACAGGCAACACGCGGAGGACTGGCTAAGGGCAAGGAAGGAAAAGCGCCTGCCGCTGACGCAGACCGCCCTGGACGACGTTAACGCCGAGGCGACAAAGGCCGGCCTGACGCTGCCCCAGGCCATTGCCAAGGCCGCCGCCAAGGGATGGGGAGGCTTTAAGGCGTCATGGCTGCTGGAGGATGCCGCACGCACCACCAAGACCCCGCCGGTGGGCCGTCAAGCCGCGCTGGAGGAACGCAACCGACAGGCTGCCCAAGATTGGCTGCGTATGAAAGAGGCTCAAGATGCCGCTGCGACAAGCTGACCGCTCCGATTTTTCGGAAATGCTGACCTACGTCGGCGCGCTGTACGGCCGCGACGTGTCCCCGGGCGTGATTGACCTGTATTGGTCCGCGTTGCAGCAATTCGACCTGTCAGCCGTTCGCCAGGCCCTTGACCGGCACGTCAAATCGCCGGACGCCGGCCAGTACATGCCAAAGCCAGCGGACCTGATCCGCATGATGGGCGGCACCAGCCAGGACGCTGCGATGCAGGCGTGGGCTAAGGTCGAGCGCGCCGTCCGGCGGGTCGGCGGCCACGAGTCCGTCGTGTTCGATGACGCGATTATTCATCGCTGCGTCGAAGACATGGGCGGCTGGGTCAAGCTGTGCGCAACGACCGAGGAGGATCTGCCGTTCCGCGCGCGCGACTTCCAGGCCCTCTACCGAGGATTCGCCATGCGCCGCGAGGCGCCCCCCTACCCGGCGCACCTGATCGGCCGCTTTGAGGCGCAAAACCGGATGGCCGGCCAGAAGGTCGCCGAACCGGTGCTGATCGGTAACCCCCACGACTGCCGCCAAGTGCTTAGGTTGTCCACTGGTAACCCCGTGCAGATTACGCGGGCCGCAGATGCTGTCCCCATGCTGATCGAATGACATGCCGATGGCAGACACCCACATAACCATTCCGATGGCACGGCTGGTCGAGCTTGAGACAGCCGAGCACGAACGCGACACTCTGCGGAGCCAGACGCTTGACCTTGCGCTGCTGGTTAGGCGCTTGATCCGGCGCATGCGTGCCGCGCGCACCGGAGAGGGCATTGCGGCCGGCGACGAAGCGCTGGAGCAGCAGTGCATCGGCTACCTGCGCCGCAAGGGCCTGACGAGCCCGCTGCGCGATGCGGCCTAACGAGCGCCTAGATGGGCGCAGGAGGAAGAAATGTTCAAGATGCTGGAATCACTCACGAAGGCCGCGACTGCGGTCGTGACGGTGCCGGTCGCGGTAGTGGCCGATGTGGTGACGATGGGCGGCGTGCTGACGGACAAGGAAAAGCCATACACCGCCGAGGCTGTGTCCGACATGGTGCAGAACCTGAAGGACGCAAGCAGGCCCGAACGTTAGGCGTGTAGCCGGAGCGATACATGGGGCGATTGCCGCCGATGCTTTGCAAACCGCACCGCGTGCCGGAGTGCCCGCAGTGCAAGAAGGGGAAGACGATGGCTGATGGAGAAGTGGCCGGCGACGTGCGCGAGCTGCGCCAGATGCTTGCCGACTGCGAGCAGTACCTGAAGGAAGGCGAGACGCCGGCACAGCGCATCGAGCGTGAGCGGCGCGACACCGAAGCCGTGCTCAACCTCCTGATCCGCGAGAAGCGGACGACGGAACGCATGCGCGAGACGTTGCAGCAGATCGCGCAGCACTTCAGCAGCGAGTGGCCCGAGCGCTGCCAGTCCAGCGTCCTGGCCGCGCGTGCGGTGCTGAATGAATACGCCTAACGCAGAGTTAACCGGCCTGCGGAGGCGAGGCGCCCTGGCCGCGAAGTAGATGATGAACCTTGGCTGCTTCGTGGCCAGGGTGCCTTGCCGTAGCGGGTCCGGTTGACCGACAAGTTAGGCCGCACCGCTTGGAGTGAACGGTATCACTCTGTCCTGCTCGGCAGGGTCATTGCGGGCAATGACAGCTCTTGCGGGGGT